ATCAGTGTTACGGCACGGCCACGCCTGCGCAGGCCGCTGCGGTTGAAGCTGGCATCAAGTACGGATGGACTGACCACCGTGCGAATCCTGCACTGTACGATGCTGACGGTAAGTAAGGGCTACATTCCGCCTTACGGGCTGGAAACCCTACGCAATTATTATGACCCATATGTTGCTTTGGGAGATGGCGACCCGTCCATCAAGCACATTGTCGAAACGTGCGAAAGTCTCCCCGTGCATAGCGGAGAAACGGAGGTAAACACATGAAAAAGAAGTATTTGCGCGCTCTTGCAAAAGCTGCTGCCGTTCGCGCGATCAAGACCGTTGCACAGACGGCCATTGCGACCATCGGCAGCGCTGCCGTTCTGGGGGCTGTTGACTGGCGTATCGTTGTCAGTGCATCCGCCCTTGCTGGCCTGCTGTCTCTGCTGACAAGCATTGCGGGATTGCCCGAAGTGCCCGACAGTGACGGCGACGGCATCCCCGATGATGTAGACAACGACTAAAACAGGACACGGCAGACCGCCCGCATGGGTTGTCTGCCGTGTTCTGTTTATTCTGCTGTATCCTGCGGCGCTGGGTCTGGAACATATTCCATGAGATCGCCCGGCTGGCAGTTCAGCAAGGCACACAGCTTGTTTATTGAGCGATAATCAAGTCCACCGCCTTTGCCGAGTTTGTCCAGAACGGACGGACTGATTCCGTTTTTTCGCAACCAGTATTTGTTGTGGCCCTGCTTTGATAATTGCTTATACAGCCCTTCATAAGTTATCATATAAACACCTCGCTATAAAGTGGCCTTTTTCAGTATCCCTATTATAGCACAGGAAAGCGTACTAAAGCAAGTACAAGAACACACAAGAATATGCACTAGAGTTAGTGCATATTGCATATTGCAATATTACACTAAATATAGTACAATATAAACATAGCAAGGGGCGGTACAAACAGAAAGGAACCGCCAAATGAAAAGTAAAGAGTTTGAAAAGTTAAGCCCGAAATCAAAACAGCAATACTTCAACCTTTACATCGCGTGGATGCAGTTAAAAAACAAAAAGGCCAGATGGAGACCCGTTCAAAAGTAACCATCTAACCTTTAGCCGCTAAGAGACTACAACCGCCCCTTGCTTATTTTTTATTATAATCAATTTGGCGGGAAAAATCAAGGCCATGGGAGGGCCTACTATATGAAAAATTACTTTTCATCAGATTATGCTGTTGCCGAATGGCTTCCAGATGCGTGCGCACGCGAATGTGCACGCGGTTTCTGCGGCCATGCGGCGCTTACAGTCCAACAGCTTGAATTTCTTCTTGCGCTTGCACAGGGCGCGTCTGCGCTGATCTGACAGGGGGATTTGACATGCCGCGCATCTTTAAGCATCTGACACGCACCGACAGACTGCGCATTGAAAAATGCTTAAACGAGGGGTACACATACCGCCAAATAGCGGATGTACTGCGCGTGCATATCAGCACGATTTATCGAGAAATCAAGAAGGGCGAGTATCAGCGTTTGAACGGCGCAACTTATGAATTTTATCCCGCGTATAGCCCCGATATAGCCGAAGAACGCTATCAAGCAAATTTGAGCGCGAAAGGCGCAGATTTGAAGATCGGGAACGATCACGAATTTGCCGCATACATACAGAACAAAATCAAATATGAAAATCGTTCCCCGGCTGCTGCTTTGGCTGACATAGCCTTAGAGGGGCGCACATTCAAAACATCTGTGTGCGTAACTACGATTTACAGTTACATTTCAAAGGGTGTTTTTGCGTCTTTGACGGATTCAGATCTTCCGGACAAACCAAAGCGCCACCGCAAGGCGAAGGAAAACAAAAAGGGTTCCCGCCCGCCGCGTGGCGAAAGCATCGAAAAGCGCCCGGAGATCATCGACAACCGTGAAGAATTTGGACACTGGGAAATGGACACTGTATACAGCGCCGCAGAAACCAGCCTGCGCGCTCTGCTGGTTCTAACGGAGAGAAAGACCCGCAAGGAAATCATTATCGTTATGCCCGACAGAACAGCAAAAAGCACCGTTCTTGCCTTGAATCGGTTAGAACGGCGCTTCGGTGCCAAGTTTCGTAAAATCTTTAAATCAATTACTGTAGACAATGGAACTGAATTTTCCGATCTGGAAGGAATGAAAAAATCTATACTGTACAGCGGACTTCGCACGAAATTCTACTACTGCCACCCGTACAGTTCATGGGAGCGCGGTTCAAACGAAAATCTAAACCGCATGATTCGGCGGAAATTCCCAAAAGGCACAAGCTTTGCAGATGTGACACGGAAACAGGTTCAGAATGTCGAAGATTGGATGAACAACTATCCCCGTAAAGTCCTTGGCTATCTGACTGCCGAAATGGCATATCAAACGTGCGTTGCCGCCCTTTAAAAAAATTAAATTATGAAATTTTCGCATTTACTCTTGACATTCACCGAAAAAACAAAACAACCCCGCAGAAACGATTGCTTCTGCGGGGCTGTTGTTAAATGGAGCGGCCGACGAGGCTCGAACTCGCTACCTCCACCTTGGCAAGGTGGCGCTCTACCAGATGAGCTACGGCCG